TTACCGGATTGGATGACCTCACCGGCTACCTTTTGAATGAACTCCATAGATTTACAAGGACCAGTAAAGACCTCCTTCACCGCATAACGATAAATGGCCTTTACGATTGCTTGTAATTCTCCAGGTTGTAACTCAACACCCTTCAACTCTTGTCGGATGTAATCCCTAGCAGAGTTTTCAGTTACCCCATAAGGGGTGGTCATCACGGTTCGCTTTGTTACCTTCCGCGTAATAAGCGGATGAAGATGCTCAGGAAGTTGTTCCTTTGCCTTCTGGGCAACAATGGCATACCCGTCAGACGGTCTCGGTGTGGGGACAACGTTGACCATCTCTGCTGCTGTTCTGTCAAGCGCCAATGCTGATAGGTGTTGGAGACCAGAGCAAGTGGCATCAACAGACACAGGAAGACCAGAGGTTTGTTTGGTTTTAGTAATGACACAGTGGTAATACTCAATAGCAGCAGCAAGAAAACACCAAGGCTCTTCAGCACCAGACCAAGTAGCAATTGTTCCCTTTGGATCGGAAGCAATCATACTGATGAAGTCGTGGTTCTCCTTTGCCCAGGCTATTCGCTCTTCCATTGGAGCTTTATCAAGACCCCAAGTAGTAGCTACCTGGAATCCTAACCACCAGTCATTAACAGGCCCCTCTTCATCAAAGTAAATAAGACTCTTTTCAAAGTCAGTACCCTGTGGGCTGAGGCTTGTGGGAATTGGATAAACCCTTCCCCTAAAGTCAAACGACCAGGGAATCCAAAAGGTGTCATCTTTGTATTTGTTCGCAACAAACAAACACTCAGTTGTTCGATAGTTCTTCTGCGCCAGAGCAGAGTTGTTATCTTCGATCTCAGTACGAGCCCGTCGATACGCAATCTTATCCTCCTCGGAGGCGGTCTCCCAGGGGTCTGGCTTTGGCGGTGGAGGTGTTGGCTCCTCAGCTCGGAACTTACCCACAGTAATGCGGTGTTCCATGCAGAAGTTGGCTATGTCGAGGATCTCAGGGTTGATCCGGTATGGCACCTTCTGGAGACGGTTCAACATGGCCAGGGCCGTGCTTTCCCGTACAACAGAGCACCTTCTGGGCACAGCAGACCGAACAAGCTTGTTCAGACGCCGTAGCTCGTTGGTCAGGTACCCCCCATCGTTGCCCTCATTCCAGTCGTTAGGCTCACACAGCATGGGCCACAGACATGCAGCAAAGCCCTCAGCCTGCTCTAGAAGCGCCTCCTTGGCCTTCAAGAAGTCGGGTGAGTAGGTGAGTACCGTAAGCTCCTGTTTACCGCCCTTAGAAACGGTCCTGGAGGTTACCCAGCCGGTGGATCGAGCCAGGCAATCAACCAACCACCCACCAACAAGGTGTCTGACCGCCGTTGACCACCTGTCGGGGTCGTAGCTGGCCTTCCTCATCGCCGCTCGAAAGCGTTGAACCTTATAGAGGTAGCCCTTGTGGGCATGGATGGTGAGCTTTGCCTTTGAAAATAGATCCGGGTGGCTGGCCTCAAACTGATCCAGCATAATCTGATCATGAACCAACCTACCAATGTGTGTGGTCACATAGGCATACGTTGGCTTCTCGATCCTCCTAACACCAAGAACATCCAACACACCCTTTGCCGTGATGAGGGCAAGAATGGCTGGATCGCAGTTCTTAATGGGAATTACAGCAGCAGCTTTCTCTGTTGCCCACCCTTGGCTGATTCGATGGAGCTTAGAACTGATCTCGTTAGTAATCTTTTCAAGACCAGCCTTGATAAACGCATTTCCATAGACAGTAGAACTGGCATAAGACCTGTCCTCTGCTGCCCTGGTGCGTTCCCTGAGCCTGTTAATGGCCTCTGTGCGAGCACTTAGCTCTCGCTGATACTGTCTGGCGAGTTGCTCTCTGGTTGCCATTAGTCCTCAGACTGTGTGTTCTTGGTGTGGATGGTCTCTCGTGCCCTACGCACAACGATGATGTTACTGATGATTGAGATCAGGTTCTGAGTCATTTCGATCTCATCCTCTGACCCATCAAGACCCAGCTGGGCACTCAGTAAACGATCTGCTTCACCCTCTTCAATGTCAGGATCCAAGATGTCAGAGTGAGCGTTTACCCTACCAACCAGATCCGTACATCTATCCACTGCCATATGTTGGAGGGTATAGAGTAGGTCGTCGTAGTCATCACTGTTTGGGATTGGGAAGGGCATGACGTTGTGCTTTGTTAAAGGTTTGAATGGCCAGCATCTGTGCTAACTGTTTCTTTCCCAGATACGAATACTGAGAAAGCTTGTTTCTCTTGGCCAGCTTACGCAACTGCCTCCAGGTAAGGATGTCCTCAAGGTGGTTGGCCAGTTGATCAATGGTGAAAGTCATCGCCACTGTGGTGTAAGTAGAACATTGATTGAGTGATACTGAAACTCAGGAAACAACTCCAAAGCTGTAAGTATCGCCTCTGCCTTTGTATAGGCATAGACACACACCTCCCTTCCACAGCAGTAAACTGTAAAGCATTGTGGTATGTGTTGATTAGTCATCGACCCTTTCCTTTCTTCGAACTCAATCGAAGACAGTATTCAAGGTGCGCCTTTTGAATCAAGTCCTTAACTTCATGGACCTCCTTTCTATCAGTAAAAGCAGCAGCTCGAAAGACCTCAACAACAAAGACACGCTCAACATAGGTTAGACTTTCTGACCCATGTTCCTCGATCTTTCTAATGACCTGTGTTGGCGTAATCACGTTCATTTCAAACGATGGTAAAGGGTAAGCGGTACGGGCGGTAATCCTTAGGCAGACGCTTTTCTTTCTGCTTCGAGGATTTGGATGATACCGTAGAAGAATCCTGCTTTGAAGGCATAGCAGAGGTCTTCATCGTGGAACATTTCGTGGGCATCGTTAAGCAGATCCTCAATGGTTGGTTTCTTGGTCTTAGGCCACTTGATGCTGGCCTCAGTTGCATCTTTCCAAACAGTCATAATCATTCGGATTTAAGGGGTCTTGGATAGAACCAATAATGATCATTTGGACACTCTAAATTCATCTCCTTAACGTGTTCTTGTGCTGCCTTTGGGTTATCGTAAACATCACAAATGCCGCATTCAAACGACTCAACAATCCAAACCTCGGGAAGCTTAGTTAAGGTGATCATTTCTTTTCTCCTTTACCAAACAGCTCAGGTTCTGCACGCTCTGCATCTTCGTTAAAATCCCGATTCCGTAGATCGCAGGCCAACGAACCTAAAGCATTAACAGCATCCTCAACCTCAGCAATAAAACAATCAACACAGCCGTCATCATCATTGACGAACTCTTCAAACCTCTGAACAATAACCCATGAAATTAACAACAACTGGCTTTTGTTCTTAGCCATCCATTGCGCCTTTTGTCGGTTGATCGCATTTACACGGATCTCCCACGGTTCTAGTTCGATGCTGATGGTCATGGTTTTAAACGGTGGTGGTGGTGGTGGAACGGGGCTCAGGTTGTCCCCATGCTGGCATTATAGCGGCCCAGTCCAGCTGTGCAAGGGTTCACAAGCCGCAAACAATCAAAAAAAAAGAGGGGCTGTTAGACCCCCCAAAAGATTACATCCTCCCTCGGAACATGAACACTGACATCAAGAACTTGTTCCCCAGGATAACACCGAGCCTCAGCCATTGCCCACGCCTTGTCATAAGAACTGGCGTTAATGATCATCTGCTCTTTAATGAACCAGCCACCCTTAACTTGTTTGTGGCCAAAGAATGCAAGGTAGGTGTTCACTCTTCCCCCATAGTGCGGATGTATTCGTAAACAGCATCATAGCCGTTTTCTTTAAACACATTCAAAGCATCACCAAGTAAACACAGTTCTTTATACCCAAGAACAGAGCTTATGTCTGTGTCTGTGTTGCTGAGCACTAGCTTCATGCCGTACTCTTCAACACTGTAACCAATCAAGTCTAGAAAGATGCAAAAAGGATTAAGACAAGAGTTGTAGTTGGTGGACCATTGAGACAAAGCATCAATGGCATCGAAGCGTGAAACAGCAGCAGTGGTCATCAGATAAAGGCCTCAAGGATGATACAACCAACGCCAGCAGCAAGACAAAGGATGCTGACACCAGGAACAGTAGCAGTAGCCGCCGCAATCAGGGCAATGGCTGACACAAAAAGTAACATTTGCCTAACCACAAACAGGAAGGTAAGCCTTGGGGTAGCCGCGTTCAGCCAACACAAAGTAGCGTGGTGGAATCCGCTTGCCATGCTGTGAGCGTTGAACATACAGCCAACCCTCAGACTCAAGCCGTGCCAGCACAGACTTAGTTCCCCAGCTGTGGTGACTCTTCAGGGTAGCAGCGTTGATCTCAAACAGGCGTGAGCCCGGATGCTTGCGGATGTAGCTAAGCAGAGCCTGATCAGCCAGCTTGAGCGACACCCGCGACATGAACCGAATCATGACGGTGTGGTGGTGTGGTTTGAACTGAGGCAATGGTAGAGCACAAGGCCCTGGTTTGTCAACAGCCCGGACGCAATGCCGGATTGTCTGGCGGATGCTGGGTTGGCCTGCCTTCTCGGCGGCTCCTCTTGATCCGATGCACACATCATGGCCCGGAACCCCCCGGAGTGTCAACCCCTTTGCGATAAGTGTTGCTTATGTCAATGATAAGCTTGACTTATGGGGGCCACAGATTTTTTGAGAAAATAGAAACGCGCCTATGCGTGTGCGAGCATAAACACGCGCACAGGTACGCGCTCGCGTTACATACAACCCCCGTGAAGGGCTCCTAGTGGCTTTGACTAGTGGGCCTGGCAGGTAACGCGCACGCCCGCCCGCGTTGATTTGGCCCCCACCCCACCCCGATGGGGGGATTCTCGCGCCTCTGCCCGCGTATAAGGGGTTTGCATTTTTGTGCCAAAATTTACTACCGGCTTCTGTATGCCTCTCTAAGGTCCCTCCGAGGAGCCTTAGGTGTATTCACACCTGAGGGGAGTCGGAGGGGTCTTCTAGGGCCTTCCAGGGGGCAGTAAGACGCATCTCATCAAAGAAGCCATCACCAGATTCCGAATAGATTGGATCAGGAACCCCCGAGGGAGGCAAAGACGGCGCCACTTCTTTGATGGCATCATCTACGGTCTGGACAACCTTTTTATCAATCCACCACTCTTCCACACTGACAAGCAAGCCAAGCAATAGATGACGAGCCCATAGCGGCCAACTGTTACTCAGGTTGTATATGTCTTTAAATTTGGTCGTCTTTAGTGATCCGAGCATCAGCCTTTGGATAGGGTGGTATTGGTCTGCGGTAAAGCTTCGACACCGCCTCATAATAAAAAGGCGTAGCTGTCTTACCCGCAGCCTCAAGAGAGGTCTTGATGTCTAGCCACTTTTTGTATTCTTCATAAGTCATTTCTAGGTCCATAACAAAGCCCTCGAAATCATTGGAAGGTTTTCAGAAAAGATAGTCCGTGCTTGTTCAGCGATCTGTTTATGTTCAAGCTGAGTACCATTAGAAGACCGCAACTCGATGTAATGAATCCACGACCTCACCGTCCCATTCATATAAAGGCGGGTCGGAGCAGCCATTGGAAGAACCTCTCTGGCACACTCCTTTGCAATACCCTTACTGACCATCTCAGAATAGAGGTCTTCTGCTTCAGCAAACAACTGAGCAGTTCGTCGATACAGCAATTGAGTTTGTTCTGTGTCTAAGTCATCTATGGAGTTTTGTCGGTTCTTTGTGTCTTGACGACGGAGGTGTGGTAAATCTATTCCACCAAGATCAAAGACCTTTGCATAGCGTTGGGAAAACTCCTGAAAGGAGAACGATCTGTGTCTAAGGATCTGTGGAGATATAGCCCGAGTAGTATTAACCTCCATAACAAGGTTGGCCATCTCAAACACGGACCAATGCTGATTGCGAATACAATAACCAAGAAGCTTATCCACGGTCTCGTGATTCTCCTGGTTACTTGGGTTAGATACCCTGGCACAATAAGCAATGGTTTCTTCTGCGTTTGGTGTGATGCTGATGAGCTTTACAGAACTGGTCATTGTTGGTTAGGTGGTGAGTGGTAATAGGTATGATATAAGAGATATATACTAATAAGAAAACACAATGGGTACTAGTAATAGTATTGTGGTCGGGTTAGTTGTTAACCAAGCCTTGTCTTCTTCTTCGCTCACGCTCCGAAGAATCCTTCGGTGGTTATTTTGGGTTCAACCTACCGCTTCGACCTTCGGTCTCCGCTAACCACATAAGAACTATAGCTATTGGGTCAGCTCCGCGTCAGCCACCTTCGGTGTCTAACTTGGTCTTCACTATCAGTCACTTCGTTCCTGATGTTCAGAGCCCCGGCCCCCATAACAATGTGTCTTTTTCAATTCCTTGTCGGCCCCAAAACAAGAAAGGGAAGGGTAGTCACGTCCTTCAGTCGGTCAATTGTCTTTGTGTTGTTGTCTATTCCCCCTTCCTTCCATGCCCTTTCTGGTCGTCCTTTGGCGTCTACCAAGGAGCGTTTGCAGATGTTTAAATGGGATGTTTTGGTGCAAATTAAAAGGGAATAGACAGTGGATACGGATAGCCCTTTGTTGGGGCGAAGGGGAAGACGAGAAAGACAGTGTTCGGTCAATCCCCTTCTATTACCGCTGTTCCACACCAGAAGGCACCACTCTTCTGGTTCAACAGAGCACCTTTTTCTTGGGTCGGGTTAAATCCAGTTATAGCAGCCGGTTTCGCCAGTTCCAACCCCCTCGAAGTCCCTACCCATGACAAGGCGATCTGTGGCCTCCTGTGGGTGGTCGATAAAGGCGGTCATCATCCGGTTCCACTCGGTTCGTTTCTGTTCGATCTGTGCCTCTTTTGCAGAGATGGCCAGGATGTCTTGGAAGTACTTTACTCCAAGGGCAAGGGCATCAACCCTGTCATCATGTTTAACGGCCCCCTTCTCACGGCACATCCGCGTCAACTGATACATGAGCATCCGTGGAAGGCGTTCTTCTGGGGCCATGTCACCGTTTGAGCGGTAGTCCCACTCGATCAGTCGTTGGTCAATGACAAGTCGGTGCTGGTTAAGGATTGGCTCAAGCGTATCAATGATTCGGTCTTCCTTCCTTGTCGTGGCTCTGACCTCTTCAAAGGCAAGACCAATCTTCATTTCGATGGCGTGCTTCTTCATCAGCTCCATGACCGCACCATCACCGAAGTTAGACTCGATTAAGCAGAGAGTAGCTTTGTACTTCTTTGCACGACGAAGGATCTCACACAAGGTGCTGTCAGAGTACCCGTCTTGGTTGGCAAAGATGTCCCTAACAAAGAGGTATCCATTGATCTGTGATAGGACAACGGCAACCGTTTCGTCCTTTCCGCGACCGGAGGGGTCAACAGCAATGATTGTCTGACCCCAAGAGGTGTATTCGGAAACTGTTTTAGGTCTATGCCACCGGTCTCCTGGAAGGGCAACAGCAGGAAGGTCAAGCAGAGTCTCTTTATCAGCGCCCCACACCAGATCGCTTGGACCCTTTTCCAAGTCCAAGGGAAGTACGGAAAAGTCAGAAAGTTTGAGTGGGAATTTGAGGGCATCACTCAGGCTAGTATCAAGCATGAACTGGAGCATAAAGTTGCTCCGTGACATACTCTGTTCCCGTTCAAGAAGGTTAATCTCGGAGAAGCGACTATCTGTTGGGGACCACCTCAGCGCATCCAACCCATCCCGTTCAAGGTCCCTAACAAGTTGAGGGGCTAGGACTTCCTCGTATCCGGTAAGGTCTTTGGGGTATCTTGCGGGCCAGACAAAGGGTCGGTAGTTTCTTTCTCGAAGCGTACGATAAATCGTGAAAGTAGTTTGCGGCGTCCCGAGAAACACAATACGAGAATCGGCTTTCGGCGTAAGGACGGATTCGCCTTCAGTAACCAACTGCAATAGCTTTTCACGCATGAAGTCGGTAGCAGAGTTAGCGGGAACCTCAACGTCATCGAATACGATAAGATCGGCTCGGCTTCCCGTAATCTGACCGGTGATGCCGACACTTTTAACTGATGGCGCTTGAGCAGGACGACAACCGGCAACATCAAACGAAACTCGGGACCACCGTTGGTCATCGTCCATAGGGCGAAGATGAGCCAGCCAATCGAACTCCAAAATGCATTTCTGAGTGAAGATAGTAAAGTCATCAGCTCTCTGTTTAGACGCAGAAATAACAAGGATCTTCTTATCACGGTCGTTCCATAGCGTCCACAGAACGAAGGCAGCAGCGATCCAGGATTTACCGAGTCCCCTAAAGGCTTGGATTTGGAGTCGTTTTGGTCCATTCTGAAGGTACTGAGCAATAGCTAGTTGTGCTCTGGTTGGAGAAGGCAGGTCGAGCGATTTCCATACCAGAGAAAGAAACAACGGAAACGATTCCGAAAGTTGCTCCTCTACGGGCCTAGAAGGCGGTTGTTTTTTGTTCATAAGGGGAACGTATGGAACAGGGGGCGGAGAGGCGTTGTAGCCCCTCCTAGGCACCAATAAGCGCCCTTTTATTTAATTAAGGCGAGTCACCTTAACTTTTCCAACTCCAGAGTTCGTGAGACCGATAGCATCAGCCGCACCTTTACTGAGGTCCAATCCGCGATTCCCGTGGTAGGGTCCGCGATCATTAACCCTGATTACGGCACATTTCTTAAAGCAAGCTCTAAGTTTTGTACCAAACGGAAGGGTTCTGTGGGCCGCCGTAAGGCCGTTTTGATTGAATCGTTCACCATTAGCCGTGAGGTTCCCGTGAAAGCCGGGGCCATACCAGCTGGTGATGACGGACAGAGTAGTTAGAACAGAAAGCATTTGAAGAAAGCAAAGAACTTTTATATGGCTTACGCAAATAACCCCCTCACCCACGCGCAGGGAAAGGGGGCATCCATCTATTTAACCACACTTCCAACGCTTAAGAGCGAGGGCTTTGCGGGTTGGTTTGCCGTTCTTTGCCATTGGTCCTGGGTTGCCCTTCATCCTAGCACAGAAGCTGCGCTTACGAGGACCACCTTCAGGCTGTGGGGCCTTTAAATTGGATCCAGTGGCTGCGTTATACTTGGCCCTGCCTTTTGCGGTAAGGCCGCCCTTAGCAGACTTTTCTCCACGGCCAAGAGATAAGCTCGGGGCCTTTTTACTTTTTCTTTTTTGCACGGCTCTTACCCGCCGAGGACAGGCTTGCCGCAATGGCTTGCTTTTGAGGGTAACCTTCCCTTACCATCTTACGGATGTTTTTGGAAATGGTCTTTTTGGAGCTACCTTTTTTGAGGGGCATAATTATTCTCCCTTCATCTTGGTAGTGTACTTCTTACCACGCCAGGTAAACTGCTTAGCACCAGAGGTACGAGCAGATTTAAATGCTTGGTCAAACGACTTCTTGTTAAAGGAAGCCTGAGTCGTCTTGGGGCTGGGTCCTTGCTTTGGTTTGTAGTCGCCTCGCTTCATAGCGGCAGACAAAGTACCATCAGCAGTATTACGAGCAGTGAGACCTTCAGCAGCAACACCAGCAAGACCAGCACGGCGAGCAACAGCACCAACCATTCGAGTAGCCGCCGCTTTGGCAAGCTTACCAGCCATCCGTTGAGACGCCGCACGGGCCGCACGACGGGTTTCAGCAGCTTTACGAAGGGCTTGACCTTGAGCAGATGCACGAGCTTGAGACGCAGGAGAGGTGGTACCAGCAGCCTGTTGACGAAGTTGAGCAGCGCCTTGACGGATGCCAGGAGCCCGTTGCGACATCAAACGATTTGCTTCAGCTGGCTTTACGAGGGGACGACCAGAGGCTGCCTTACGGGCCTGAGCCGCCTTTCGCACCAGCTTTTGCATACCAGGCTTGTTGGCGTTAACCATCTTAGGCGTACCAGACGGTTTTGTCACCCCACCCTTGCCACTACCAACGGGCTTAGAAGGGCGGTCAGAAACGGAAGACCGCAGATTGGGGTTGGGCATAGGCCCTTGACCATAACCTTGAGGCATCGGACGCACACGAGCTTGGTTAGAGCCAGTGGTTACGCGGGCACCAGTTCCAGACGCACGAGATTGAGAAGAGCTAACCCGAGCTTGGCTAACAGACTGACGGTTTGCCCGACCCTTAGACGTGGTAACTGGCTTATTGGTGGAACGCTTGCTTCGATTAGCAGAGCTAGTTACTTTTTTAGCAGCCATGACAATCAGGCGTTATTGGGACCAGAAGTCGTAGCTACAGTAACGGTAAAACCGGAACCGGTACCACCGATGTTTGCAGCAGCAGCACTCAGCACTTCACCCACATCATAGCCAGAGCCAGCAGCAACAATAGTCACAACAGTCACAGCACCACCCGCAACGGTGATGTCAGCGGTAGCGCCCGTACCAGAACCACCAGTCAGGGCAACACCGGTATAAGAACCAGTGGTATAGAGGGTACCACCAACCAAGGTGTTAACGGTCAGAATCGCGCCTTGAACAACATCCACGCGACGCACACGGCCAGTCTTGTTGGCGTTGTTGGAAGAGGGCACACGATCAGCCTTACGCACGGTAAGGATGGCAGTTTTAGCAGCACCAACGGTAGCATTCAGAGCCACGGTGGTAGTTGAAGCGGCGAAGGTAGCGGGGACGGTGGTCGTAGTAGTAACACCACCGGACACGTTTTTGGTGGTATGAGTACGGTTCTTCAGTTCGTCCTCACTTTGACGACCAGGGGCGTTAGAAATGGAACCGAAAGCGGAACCACCAGCAGGAAGAGTAGACATTTTTTTAAAGAATAAATGTTCTTAGGTAGTAGTCCAGGACAGGACTTTTGAAAAGTTGTCAAGAGAAAATGTTTCCTGACATACCCACCAGCTAAGCCAATGGGACGAGCCTTTGCTTTGATTGCAAGAAAGACACGCACATACTACGTTGTTGGTAGTATCGTGGCCTCCGCGTGCTTTTGGATGAACGTGATCCAAGGTCAGATTGTCAGACGAGCCACAATAAACACACTGGTTATTCCAGTAATCTTTAATTGCAGCTCGCCACATCCGCTTTGCATCAGAGGAGGTCATGGCCCTTAAAAGAAATAAGTACTCAGAAGGATCTTTGAGAGGCATCGTGGCCTACTGCGGTGGTTTACTTCTTCTTCTTTTTAGGAAAGCCTGCCTTCATATTGGCGTAGGCCTTAGGAGTAATGGTAGAGTTCTTTTTAGAACGGGAGGTTCCAGCCTTTTTACGGGCATTCATGTTGGCATAAAGCCCAGGAGGCTTAGCGTTACCCTTGTTCATTTCTTAGTGCTCTTGTTGTTGTGGCCATTTCGTGCGCGGTTCCGACTTGCACTTTCGAGAACCATCGTCCCCTTCTTGGTATGGGAAAGATCGGGGCCTCCCTTTCCCGCTAAGCCACGACGCCGTCGTTCAGTCCACCGCTCTTCAGAGGCGTTTTTAACAGCTGGCTTCTTATTCAATTTGCGTTGATATGCCGCCTTCTTAGCAGCTGCCTTTGGGTTGGCTGCGTAGTATTTGGCGGACTTACTTTTTGCCTGTGCCATATTCGGAGAAGAATACCTTGTTTTCAAGACGCTCAATTCGGGCAGTACTATTTCCCACTTTTTCAATGAGCACCTCAACCGACTTGGCAATGTTATGAAGCGTGAGCATGTGCCATCCAAACAACCCAAGAGCTGCTGTGGCTATGGCATTACGAATAATGTCATTATTGGATGACACGTTCCAAATCCTCCAACTCAAGCTCAGGTAAGGTGGCGAACAGTTCAGCCAGGGGTGAACCAGAGATTGGAAGACCGGTAACGTTATTTTTAGCAAGCCAATCGCACGCTGCACGAATGTCTTGTGTGGTGGCAGTTCCGCTTTGAATGCGGAGGATCAGTTCTTTTGTAACAAGGCCGTGAAGCTCGTTAAACTGATCTTCAGTGGCTCTCGTACTCACCTTAGTTTACCAACTCTGTAATAAACAAAGTCGTGCTGGCACCAGTGCCTTGAATAGCAGCAATGTTTGCACCAATAGGCACAGCAAGGCTAATACGCTCGCCAGTCTTTAAATAATGAGTGCTAGCAGAAGCAGTTTGAGCACCCACACCGATTTGATAGTGGCAATGAGTACCACCAGTACATGTCAATGACACAAACCGGCAGGTAGAAGTTAGAGCCAGGTTAACGCTGGTAGCACCAAGGGTAATGGTACGAGCAGTTCCAACCTCAAAAGCGGTGGTGGTATCGCTAGTCAGAAAGGTTCCAGCGGTAGTACTGCCCCCAGTAGTAATGGAAGCCATCAGTTGTTCTCCTTAATCAGCTTTAATAGTTTTTGTGGATAGGTTGGATCTGTTGCATAGCCCTCAGTTTGGAGTAGTTTGACGCACTCCTCAACTGATTTGGCACGGTTAACGCCTTTATACCCTTTGTAATCTTTGTACCAAAGGTTAATTAGCGTCTCAATGCAAGCTTCTGGGCTATCAAAGTCCCGAAAGATGTCATCAATGGTGATCCATTCCCCATCAACGAACTCTTTGGTTGTGTGGATAGAGCCTGGTTTACCCTTAATTCCAAAGAAATTGTTCTTACCAGAGGTGTGCTTGCCATAACCGGACTCAAGAGCCCACTGAGCAGCTACTACCTCAGTAAACTTGGCCCCGCATTGCTTAGCAACAGCCTTAACACCCTTCCAGTCGTTTGTAAATACCGCCTTAGGGGACTCTTTAGGGGTCTCTTTAAGCGGTCTGAAGGTCATATACCAGCCATGACCGGGGGCTTCTACCTCCCAACGCCGTAGCCAGTTCCTCCAGCTGTATTTAACAGCCTGACCGCCCTTTCCAATGGTAACATAGCCTCCATTGATGTTATCCATTTCCCCATACGGGTCGTGGAAGATGCCATACTCAGCATCAGCACCAACAAGAAGCATCCAATGGCCGCCTCCCCGAGGGGCATCAACTGGTCCCTTATGAAGAATGCCTGTCGCAACCGGATACCCAGCTCCAAGCTCCGCTAAAAGCTTATGTTTGGTGCCCTTCATTGAAAATCCTGCCTTGACACCATAGTCAGCACAGGCTTTAATGTGGGCAGTATAGGAGGTGGTATCGCCGTATTTAAGAACAGTCCTTAAATAATCATCATCAGCATTACTACCCTTAAGCGCATCGGGCATGATGTACTTGATGGCCATCGCACAGGTGCTAGAGAAGCACATCCGATCACCATGCACCGTTGCACTATCGGTTTGGGGGTAGTATTGCTTTACAGGCAACATTACCATCGGAGTCACAGGATAGAATCCTTAACTTTTTTGATTTTATCGTCCTCAGAACGAAGAGGACGCATCAGATCCACTACCTTGAGAAAGATCTGGACAAGGCTATTCGATTTAAACTTGCTCACACCGATGATTTCGGAGGCAAGAAACAAAGCAAAGAAGACAGCCGCCTCGTAGGTCAGCTTAAGTCCAAAGATGGTGATCATGGTGGTTAACGGCCTTGGCCGCGTGTTTTTTTACGTCCGTGGTTAGGAAGAGATCTTGTTCCCTGCCCCTGTCTAGTCTTTTTCGGGGGACCGGGAACGAAGCTTACCTTATTCAGAGCGCCTTTTGGTTTGGCCATCAGCTCCAGGGAAGACCGGCAGCTTTGGTCGGTTGACGCTGTTCATCCAGTTGAGCCTGAAGGGCAGCTTCAATTTCAGCAACTTTTTCACCAGTCAACTGATGCTGTATCCAGCTGACTACAAGTTCTTCATTCAATTCGGAGAAGGGAATCAACTCACCCTCGGGACGCTCAAGGCCAATAGAGCCATAAGCACCAGCAGAGTAAGTATCATCAGCGGCGTTCACAGTATAGTGAGCCACATAAACATAACCATCAGCGGTTTCACGCTCAAGGTTAGCAACTTTCCAGGTAAAAGTGGAAGCCATTGGTTTATTTAAAGGTTAGGAATGCTGTATTCTTGGGTGGTGTTGGCATAATGTCTCCAGATAACATCTGCCGTATTTCCCGCCCAGGAAGCAACCTGAGCAATAGGAATATCAGCCTCAATCCATCGACTGATTGCGGTGTGACGCAGATCATAGGGACGGTAGAGGTTAGAAATTAGATCAGCAGATTTGAGTTGCTGCATCTTCTTTCGGAAGTAGCTTTGGTATGCCAACCGGTCCCAGGGAAAGATAAATTCACTGTCCCTGTCAAGGCTGGAAAGGATCTGTTGGCACTTATCGTTGAGAGGAACCCAACGCTTTTTGTTTGTTTTAGTGCTGTGTTTGAGGCCGTGGGTAAGAGTAAAGTTGCGGTGGACCAGGATCTTGTCATCCTTAATGTCATCCCACATCAGTGCCCTTACCTCACCAGTCCTCATAGCAGTCTGAAGCATGAACTCGGAATAGGTTGCCCAGTTCGTTGATTTGTAGGTACGCTTTGCTTCAAGAGCGACCATCACGAGATTTAATTCCTTGCGTGGAATAACAACAATCTCTTCATCCTTCTGCGGTGCTTTGGGCATACGGAAGGTCAGGATTGGGTTCTTTCCAATCAAGCTAATGTCTTCCTGGCTGGCCCACCGGTACAGCGCCTTCAGGTACATAGCTACCCGACGAGCTGATTGAGTGGGCTGTTGTTGTAAGAGCCAGGTTAGAATCTTGCGGCCATCGTTATCAAAATTCTGGTAGGGACTCCGAGAAAGCCACTTTTTCGCTTGTGCGTAGTCGGACGTGAGGCTCGTGGCTGCAAGTGAAATCGAGCGTTCTGCCACGAATTGGTCCCAGGCTTCCATCAGGGTGAGGGCCATGGAGTTAGAAGGTGAACTACCCCCTAACAGTACACGACCCGTCAACCCCTGTCAAGCCCCCTTAGTGAGTAGGGCTAATCAGCAAGCCATCAACACGCAGGGCACACAGTAGCTGCCATCTTCGTAGGTGCAGGTGACATGGTTAGAAGTCACCTTGGCGATGGTCTTGTCTTGCACGAAACCATCTCCTTGAGGTTTGGCGGTGCCATCACCAGCGGACATCAGCAGATCGCCGCGCTGGACCGTGACGCCTTCTGCAATGCGAATAATCATGTCGCCGGTCATCCCAACATTTAGATCGCCATCTTCATCAATGTTGACCAACACACCGGCAACATTTGGATCGCCTGCAATAGATGACACAGCCATTTTGTTCAACTGTTCGTTGTCTTCAAGTGCTCCATCTTTTTTGTGCCACTCGCACATTTCATCAAGGTTTGTCATGACCGTACCTTTGAGCAGCGAAATAGTCTCATCAGCATCTACATTCTGTGACCAGCGTGATAGGTGGCCGCCGTTATAGGAAACGGTTGTACCAGAAACGGAAATAGTACCTTCAGTCGCCGTATCGTGAGCAAACTCAATTAGAGTGCCATCTCCTGCACTGAATGAACGATGAATGTATAAAGCGGTGCCCCACGAAGTAGAAGTTTTAGATAGCGATAAACCTTCAAAGTTAGAGCCGCTGCCTTTGCGAAGGCTAAATCCAGGACCTGAGAATAGATTTGCGCTATTTGTGTTGCTTCCTCCAACGATGCTGCCATCGTTATTAATACGCAGCGCCTCCGTCGGGCTGCTCGCTCCATCGGCGGTAGTGGAGAACACTAATCTCGACGGAAGATCATTCGCTCCAGGGGTGCCGTCTACTTGGCAATCTATGCGAGCGCCAACGCGATATGCGCTTCCATCGCTACCATTGAAGAAAATACGTCCAAGAAAATCGTTATTCTGTACGACAGTATGCGAGCCAATAGTGGCGCTACGGCTTTTCCCAAGAACAAGCTCACCGCCATCGTCGGTGTTTGAAAAGTTGAAGCCGCCAAAGCTGTTGCCGCCAGAAGTTGCAGCTTGAATGGCTTGACCAGCAATGCTCGTAGACGTGCCAACTAACAGGCGTCCCGAACTGTCGATGCGG